CTGTCCTGACTATCGATTCTGGGTCTCTTCCACAGGGGCCTTTCCAGTAAACTGGAGTGACCTCGACGCCCCTAAAGGCGTCTAGTCCACAGCTCTCTCTGAACCCTCCGGTCCAGAAAGACTTATGGTCATTCACCTTGAAGTCTAAGACTTCAAGAGCCTGTGTGAAGAGGAGCCGACTGTCTGTGGGGATGACTATGTCATCTCCAAAGACGGCTACCTCATCCCTTAGAGAAATGATGTTTCGAATGTTAGCTTCTAGCTTCCGTTTTGATAAAACGGCCGCTATCGCTATCGTAAGAAACAGCAACGACTCTACGGGGAAGGTGCAAGCGCTACCCATGGTGGAGAACTTCCTTAGAAGTATGGACTCAGGAACTCTTGAGTTGAGCTTCTGAGACACGCTCCGGGTACGTGTACTTTGGAGGGCCTTAAGTAGACTGGGATTGCTCCTAGCCCACTGGCCAACCAAGTGACATGTGACGCGATCACTAGCTTCCGATAAATCAATCGTGGCTAGTTTCCCGTCAATGGACGCTCTGCGACATAGTGCCTGATTCTTGGTCTGATCTCGGAAGAGAACAAACTCACTAATCCAGCTCTGTGAAGCACGAGTACAAAAGTAGTGCCAGACATTTTGCTGACACCACTGATGCTCACTCGGCTCAGCGGCAATAAGCCGTGGCTTTGTGAACGTCTTCGGTACGGCGACTAGACGGCTTGAGGGTTCTTGCGAATCCACAAAGACGTCGTCCTCGCCAACCAAACCTGCCCAAGCTGACCAACTATGGAATCCATAGTCGGCGATTGGGTAACACGCTTCGAGTCGGTCACTCCAGTTCGTCCAACAATACTTGTTTTTCGGACCAGTGACCTCCGCGATAGCACCCGGGCCATGCCTAAAGGAGTATCTCTTCGGGTCGTAAGACCCTAGAGTACCCATGATCAACCTGGACACTATGTCCATATTGGTCATGAAGACAGATGTGACCTCGCTTAAAGCGGGATCAAGAGCACCTAGCTTTTCGCAATACCGCATACTAAAGGAAAATCCTTTGTATACATTGGTAATGTCAGAAGTAGTCGGTGCAACCGTATCCCAAAACCCTTCGGGTTCTGGTAGGGACGCATCAGTGTCGAAGAATTGTTGAACTTCTTGCTCAACGGCTTCGTCACTACAACTTATCTCCACTTTCTTCGCCATGTAGCATATTTGCCGCATGAAAAAGATAGCTTCGATGTTGTAATCTTCCTTAAGATGGCCCAACTCGTCGAAAATCAGTAAGTAGAGCCCCCGAAGAAACTTCGGGATCACTACCCCATTGGTGTACCTCTTTGTCAGAGGTAACCCACTGGGACGGTACTGACCAAGTGACAAGCACTTGTCAAAGTGCTTGCCTACGGCAGGGAGATCCACACAATATGCGTGGATTCCTCTGGCGTCGACGAGTCGGACAAGGCGAGCGAGATCTCTCTCGAACTCGACTTGTAGCGTCGGAAATGCCTGTAGAGCGTCTAGAAATAGACTGTCATACAGGACTTTCAGTTCTCGAACATGCCGATTATGCATCTTTTACCTCCTTATTGGTAACAGGGTGCTGCATGCAATGGTTTTGGAAATGGGTATCAGACCGAGTCGAGACTACAGGGCTACTAGCTCTGTAGGTCCGAAAGCTCGTCCAGAAGTTCGTCCGAGTCTGCAATTGCGAGATCGCAAATTGCGTTGACAAGGGTGTTCTCCGATTTGGAAGCAACTTGCTCCCAAACGAAGTAGAACTTCTGATAGAACTCGTCTACCGTTTCAGTGGCATAAGTGGTCTTCACAATTTCAAAATTGTGACGATCATACTTAAAGCCGCCGTTCGATCCACCAACTACGGTGTGTCGAACTCTGACACGGTATTCCACCAGAGATTCTCGCAAGAGATACTCTGATTGGAAATTCGAGGGACCATTTACCTTAATAAGGACCTTGGCGACTGCGTTCACCGTGATCGTTAAGGTATCTCCAAGTTTAGCCATTGAGAACTCCTTGGGGCTTTCTGCCCCTCAAAGCATAACACTTAGTGCGATGCCTTGAGGAAGCTAATCGCCCCAAGGATCGACCATTGCCGGCTAGTAATAGCCGGAATCGTAACTGGGAAAGGTAACACAGGACTGATTGGAAATCTGTCCTTTCGCACTTTACTCTCCGTTTTGGTACCAGAAATCTGGACCCAATCCGGTTTTGATGTCACTTCGTATTCCCGGCTAGCGCCGGAAGTACGCATGAGACATAAGTGCGAGTGTGTAAGCGGTATGGTATTGCGGGTGGCGTCGATAACATCGCCGACACCAACAAACCAGTCGATTAACCACGACCAGGGAGTAAATTCCCAGGCCGCGGCTAGAATACCATCCAACGACAGATCATAAGTCAAACGTTTAGCTAGTTCTTCTAGCTCTCCGTTATGACTCGGGATCTTGAAGTCCCCGAGCAGTTTCCACTGCACGGTGCCCCACTGCTTTGAGTAGTAGGAGGTGGTATACCGACCTTGGATAGTAGTACTTTCCGAATGCAAGTAAGTACTTGCACTAGGTCCGTCCTTCTGTCTTCCGCCTTTGAGAGATACCCTTCTCTTGATCGGCTTCCCTTCTCTAAGATGCTTCAGCCAATTCATGCGGTGTTGAATCGCACGCTGAGCCTGAAGCAATTTCTTAAAGTCATTGATCAACGGGATTAAATCGAAGTGGGCACCAAGTGTGCCCCGAGCGATGGATTTTGAGTGAGCGTAACCTACGCTCTCTCTCATCCCCTTCGCCTTCGCGATTCCCCTTTTGACCTTTGATGCGATTCCTCCAAGTCCTTCTCCGACGAACGCAGGTACAGGTACATGCGGCACGTTCGGATTAGTCTTGGAAAGAATTTCCCAAGCGATGTTCGACTTTTCCAGAAAGCCTGGAATAGGATAAACATCCCTAGGGTCAGGAGTAGATATCCAAGGACCGCCAATGGGGACACTATTAAGTTGTTTAATAATGGTCCCCCAGGAAGTATATTGGGTACCGTCCGCAAGAAAAGTTGTGACATTATCGTTCTCTAGGTTAAACAGATTTGCTGTTGTCCTAGATCCGACAATGTCGTCACACTCTTGCTTCGAGCCAACGTTCCAAGACACGTACTTGGGATCAGGGTACAAATAGGAAGTATAACTTCCTGTTAATGGACCCATTCCCCCTTGAGTACGATGTCTGGCTTCGGCTGGCATAGAATGATCCGCATTTAGGAAAGGCAATAGCTACGGTTGGGCTCAAAATATGAGCATACGAGTAGAATCTCGCATGGCAGGCGTCCCACAAGGACG